ATGTTTTTCGGCGGCAACTGTGTGTCGTCATGCATGGTGAAGCATGAGCAAATGCGCCCCTACGTCCAATGCCTGGTGTCGGTTAATACGACTCGGACCGGGACGCCAAGCGACTGCCTCCCCCCCGAGGCCCCGGAATGAAGCAACGCCCTATCCTGTTCTCCGGCCCCATGGTCCGGGCCATGCTCGAGGGGAGGAAGACGCAGACGCGCAGGGTGGTGAGGCCGCAGCCGCCACCATGCCAAAACGGGCCCGCCGCCATGCATAAATTTCTCGGTGGGTGGCGCTACTCCGGTTGTGATTATTCTGGCGACGCAGTTGAATCTTGCCCCTTCGGCCAGCCCGGCGACCTGCTGTACGTTCGCGAGACTTGGCAGGAGTTCATGCCAGGGCATGTCGCTTATAGGGCGTCGTGCGAGAACGACGAACTCGATATTGCCGTTGTGGGCGGCATTCAGCGCATAGGAATTGAGAAATGGCGCCCCTCCATCCACATGCCGAAATGGGCCTGCCGCCTCTGGCTGCGCGTCACCGGGGTGCGGGTGGAGCGGTTGCAGGAGATTAGCGAGAAAGACGCCGAAGCGAAGGGTATTTCTAGGTGCGATGGGTCGTGCGAAGGCGGGTGCGTGGGCTGGCATGTTGGCCACGATGGCGTGCACAACCCCCATGCCCGCGCTGCCTTTCTGCGGCTCTGGAACACCCTCTACGCTAAACGAGGCTGCGGTTGGGACACCAACCCATGGGTGTGGGTCGTCACGTTTGAAAGATGTGAGGCCCCGGAATGACTGACGACGAAGCAATGCGCCGAGCCATCGTCGCAGATCTGGCCGGTTATATCCGGGAAAACGCCACCCTCACCGCCGAGCGCGACAAGCTTCGGGCGGCACTAGAGGACATACGCGTTTGTCGGTACTGCCATGCCTGTCCCGAGTGCGGAGACACCGGGGAGAAATGGGGCCAGTGTAACCCCAACTGTAAGACAGCGGAGGCCCTCAAATCCCAATGAGGCGGGCAACAGCCATCGTTCTGATCACGTTGTTCGTTGCTCTGATCATCTTCGATATCATCGCCTATGTGTCCTCAGGCCCGGCCGCTACCCTTAGCGTTGTTCTCGCGGATTGGCACTGTAAGCACCCTTGGTTATTGCTGTTCACAGGATTCATGGGTGGTCATATCGTGTGGCCGGCCAAAGCGCGCTAACGCCGGTGCTTCCGTCTCTTCGGCTTCACCACCTCAACCTGATCCACAGTAGGAGCCACGATAATCGGTGCGCTAGGGCAAAACGATGAAGTAATCCTGTCACGCAATGGCGTATGGGCTGTGATGATGCCGGCGCAATACATGGTTATCGTCCACATAAGCAGGATCCAAATAACCCAAGCTCTTTTCAACGCGTCGACAACCACCCAATAAGCACCCCGACCCCTAGCGCGATCCCCCCGACTGTGATCACGGTCAGCAAAGTATGACCTTGCGGCGCTTGAGCGTCTACGAGATCCGCTTTGTGTTTCCGCCTTTGGGCGCCCATGTAGATCTCGTGTAATTTCCAATTTAAGAGAGATTGCTCGTCTAGAACGATCTGACATTGGCTTCGAACTAGATCGAGCGCCCGCATTCTGAGGTCGACGAAATCCGCGAGCGCATCGGGTAAACAAGTGGCCCCTGTTGGATGCATGAATGTCGGTGGTAAATCCTCCGGCCAGGCGGGGATCGGCGGTGCTTGTCTGACCGGGAACCCGCTTGGTTGCGGGAGTTGCGGCACGTCATTTGGTTGGGCGCCTAGAACGCTCAAGGTAATCAGCCAAATCACCGGTATCATCCTGTCCTTGCTTTGATTCGCGCAAGCGTTGCGCAATGCGCATCTCAGTTGCTTTGATTGCCCGTTCGGCTGCCGCTTGTGCCTGCTCGTCGGCCTGTTTCCTAAGTGCGTTCAAGACTTCGCGCATGTCGGGGACGTTGCTCCTAGGGGCGAGCTTAGACCATACCCAATGAGCCATGGCGCCGATAGCCACGCCGGCCAATACTGCTAGCACGACTTGCATCACTTCTTGGGCTGCAGCGACACAGCGCCGGAAATTCGTTGTAGCACAGCATAGATCTTGCCAAACCATCGGTCATCCCAACCCCATGGGGTCACCTTGGCGATCTCCAGCAGCCCCCTAGACACAGCGGCCGCGCCTCCGACGATAGCGAGCATTTTAACGGGGTCGGTTACGAATTCGATGATTTCACTGAGCATGGTGCTTTCTCCTAAAAGATGAATCCGAGTCGCCGCATTTCCTTATCGGCCTCATTCTCGTCTATGCTATCACGCAGGGCCGATGATTCCCCTAGGAGGCTGGCCATATCAAAGAACTGGCCCGGACACACCTTGCGTAGATCCTTACTCGAGCCGGGTAACGCAGTGTGTCCATGCTGTTTATCCGTAAATCTTCGAGAAGTTATATAGGCGACATCAACACAGGAGGTCCACGCAGCGTCGGTACAGCGTTCGTAGCGAAAGTCGCCGATCACAGCGATTCCGATCGAGGTTGGGTTGTAGCGATCCAGGGCATGGGGGGCGACATAGGTAAACGGTAATGCTTGGTCAACGGCGCCATAGGGGCCGATTACTAGGTGATAGGCCATCTTTTGGCCCGTTACGTCGGTATCGCGCTCTAGGAGGTCTGCGACGCCCTCCGCATCTTTACTGTAACCTTTGTCGCGCCATTTCTGCGGATTGCGGTAGCCAAACCGGTGCCATACCACGAGCTCGATTTCATCCAAGGACCGCGTATCGTAAACGAGCCCTAGCCGCGTCGCCCTACGCTCCATGGAAATAGTTCTATCGCGAACGGTGATCATCGCTCGCTATGCTGACCCATGAGGATCAAGATCTGAGACTCGATCAAGGCGAGGTGCGCCGAGTTTGAGCCGGCCTTAACGCTAAGCTCCGCGGTGGCCTCCGATAGTTTGGCGACTGCTCTAGCGATCGACTCGTCATGGCTCGCGGTGCGCGCTTCGAGATTCTCAAGTGATCGGGTGAGCCGGTCGAGGACCTTGCACATCTCTGCATCGGGTCTGGACTTTCTAGATCGGAACTTCAGAGACCAATGCAGAACGCGCTCGAGTAGGAACAGGACGATAGCACCACCCAACAATAGCACCCAAATCGGGTCGCCCTGACTGACCCCATCGATAGCGGCGTTTGTCAGGTTCTTGGGCAACTATTCCACGCGTCCCTCAACGCGTACGCCCAAGGGTACGTTATTCGGATCGGCTGTCTTTATGCCGTTAACGGTGCAACGTGCTCCCTTTGTGCCATCTGCACGTTCTATGCGGTTCAGTTTGAGGCGCTTGATATCGGCACGCGTGCCCGACCAACACCCGATTGCAATCGCGTGGTCTGCGAACTCCGCCGCTTGGGCTAAGCTGATCTCCTTACTCTCAACCGGCGCCGAGTAAACATAGTCGCCCGGCGCGGCACCTACGATTGCGCCAGTTGAAACGACTGCGCCAAAAATGGCGCCTAGAAAAGCTGATCCCCATTGAACGTTTCTCATGATGATTCCCTTTCCGATTTAGAAAAAGCTACACGCCGTTGTATTATCCATTTGCAGCCAATCATAAGCGGCCCCGGTATGTCCGCAATAGCACACCTCACTACTTCCGGCATCGGTGTCCCGATGAACCTGTGTGTCGCCAAATGTGGCGGCGGCACAGGCCTGGGGTTCGGCGGGCGTGGCAGACTCTGACCCGGGCAGGAATATTTCCCCCTGGATTTCGAATGCGTTGGTTGCGCAGAGGTCGCCCGCGCCCACCCCCGTCTTTACCGCCGTACATACCGCCCCGAGATCCAAACTTCCCCCAGAGTCATAGATGAACCCATCCCCTGTCATGATCAGATCAGAATCAGCATTGTTTCGCAGGTCGCCCGAAGCCATTCTGAACACAACGGCATCATTGTTGTAGAAGTCCATAAAGGATCCGGTGCTGTTGATCCTCTCGGCGCCATCGTTGAACCGCAGATTGTTTGTGGACGAAAGAGTCAAATCACCCGCGAGAATGGTGACGTCCTGAGCAGCGTCGATCGTCAAAGCCAGAACGCTACCCGTGGATATGTTCAGCACATCATCCACTGACGCTTCCATCTTGGTGTCCCCATCCAAATCAAGGATGAACTCTAGGCCTCCCATTTTGACAACACCGGACGCTAGTCCTGTGCCGTCGAAATAGGCACCTTTCCCAATGTCGTCGAACCCGGCGCCTATAAGAATCGGCAACGTGCACAAAAAAAGCAGAATCCTTAGCATGATATGCTCCTATTGCTCACTACGCGCGCCGGTAACTGTGACGGTGCCGGTTCCTAGTGCAGTGTCCCAAGTCTGGCACCGGATATCTTTTCCGGCGTTAGGGATGTGCCAAACAACATCGCTTGTAGTGCCTGTGGGTTTACTCCATTGCCACAACCGATCCGCGCAAACATGGGTCCCGGCATCGGTGCATCTCTGTATCGTTGCGAAAACTCCATCTCCGTTTAGGTCCTCTTCGCAACTCCCAAACGCAACGGCCGAAGTGCCCCAAACAAAGTGTAACTCAAGCGCTAGTTGATTGTGAAATCGACTACCGTTCATGCTGATCGTGTTCGTCCTAGCGGGAGGATTTAGACCATCCGCATCCGCCAATAACGCAGCGGTTAGCCCTGTGCCCCGGTCGCCAGCATTGGACAACGGATCCACTTGGGAAGCATGTGATGTAAGCGCGATGCCCAGTAGGCCCAATGTCATCAAAAACGGTTTCATGTTATTTCTCCCTTTACGTTGATAATCTTGATCGTTCCTGTGACTGCGGTTGGTTCGGATATGGCGCCCACGGGATCATTGATTACCACAGTTCCAGTTATAAGGGCAGGATCCGATATAATCCCGGACACACTAACGGCACCGTCCACAACACCCGTGATGGGCTCCACAAGCGCTGGAGCCGCTTCCACGATAAAACCGTCCGTAGCAATAGCTAGGGGCTGTATTTCAAAGATTGCCATTATGTTCGCGTCACGGTTACTGTGTCGCCTACCTTGCCGATGGTCTGAGTCACACCTGCCCCGGCTGCCCTAGTGGTGGGCGTCACTACCATTGGTGTTCCGGATGCGAGCCCCATGATCTTGTGGATTTCGTCAAGAATGCGCGCGGCCGATCCAACGGTGACATGCCCCGCCAAGACTTCATCCCAAACGGCATCCGCAATCACAGAAGCTGTCGGTGCGGCGGGGATCGCGCTGATAGCAGCATCAAGAAAATCCATGTGATGACCTACCCGTAATTCTCCGGGAACGGGGATCTGTGTTGTCGCCGGTGCAGACACGTTGATCGGAATGATGTCGTATGAGTCATCGGCTACAAGATTAGTAACTGCACTTGTGTCCCAAGCCCCGACGACCTCATAAAGACCCGGCGCATTCGTAGCATCTATCTCCGTGGTATCTTGAGTTATCGTTGTCCAACCCGAGGACTGAAAGGTATCGTCAGCCCAATCCAATAGGAACCCGTCAGACTTCCGCAGTATTCGAATACCAATTGCGCCGGCTCCGAGTCCTGTGACAGGCACTCCGGCAGAGTCCACAATAAACACCTCGATCGGAATCAAATCGTTGGTTTGATAGATCATGTCGACACCCTGATCGCTCGTTCTTTCCACTGTACCTCTAGCGCGATTTGATTGCTAACGCCGGGTGTGTCCGGGTGATCGAATGCTTTGAACTTACGCATATCCGTTGCCTGCGCAGTGAGTCGGAAGATCTGCACGGCAAATGGATCCCCTTCGGAGTAAGCCGGTAGGTTTACATAGGCTTGGATCAAATTCGCAAAATCGGGCGTTGTGTATTCTACATCAGCGACGAAGGTCGGGGGCGACCATGAAACGAACACAGACGGATGGGCGCTAGCTATCTGAAAAAGGTTCTGATCGCCCGGGTAGTGCTGATCGTCGAACCCAGCGCCTACACCGAAAGTCAATGCATGCCCTAGCGCATCATACCCGCCTTGAGTGGCGCCGGGCATTTTATAGCGACACGCAATATAATTCGTATCGTCAATCGTCCAATCCCCACGAATCACTACAGCGAATTGTTCTGAACTTGAAAAACCGTATTGCTGACCCCCTGAAAAAACAAATGTGTGCACCCCTGTGGTTGCGCTGATCGTTGACACGTCGACGGTATCGCTTGTCGCTAGCAATGTATCCGGATGCCCGTTGCCGTCCAAATCGTAGAGCTCCAGAAAGATGAGCCCCGTAGGTAATCCAACCTTACCAATCGTCCAATCGATTTCTCCGAGTGTCAGGTTGCCATCGGTTTCGATTGTCATCGATTGACCTAGACGTTCATAGCGTCCGGGGCTAACCACCTTGCGCAGTTCCCACTCGAAGTTGTTGCCTGTGCCTATGTCCGAAGTCGTCATTACAGTTGCCGCTGTGTCGCGCACCTCGACCCTGAAATTGGCAGTCTGCACGGTGGTATCGATGTCATTCCACTGCGCAGGTGTTGTAGGGGTGATTTCCCAAAGACCATCTTGAGCGAGAACCTCTATCAACGTCGACACAGTTCCGGCGTCAGCGCCGGCCGCGGTGCCTCGCATCACAGCCGAAACAATCTTAGCGTTCGACGGCACGGCCGGGCTCATGTTTGTAAACCGCATAGTCCCGCCGATAAAGTCCACGTCACCACTCTTAGACTCAAACACGCCCCAGACGACTTGACCAAAAGGAGGCATCCAACTGTTGTTGCGGTAATCCACAGCGCGGTTATCCCAGGCTGTGTCGTCTTCACTTTGGGCAACGGTTCCTGTGGAGGTCACGATCGGCATTATGATCGCTCTAGCTTTACGAGTGTACGATCGGCAGCGACCGGATCAATGGTTTCAACAACGTCTAGCCCGGCGTGCGCAACCGCCGCATCGTGAAGTCGGTTAGCGCGTTGGTCTATCGGATCGTTTCTGTCTTTGTAGATTGCCCAGTGCAGTGAATCGAAACAGACGTCGATGTTCTCATGGGAGGTCAATATAGGAGTTCTGCTCAGCAAGTGTATCGCAGTTGCAGTCGCAATCGCATCCTCTACATCATCGGCTAACGTTAAAAAACCGGGCATCACTCTTGACGTGAATCTAGCAGCGACTCCGCTGCTCTTGACCCAATCGACTGTATCGATCCACGGGCCGGAGACATATTGAATGCACCCCATCATCCATATCCCGCATAGATTGCCTGATTCAAAGACTCCGAATTTCATGCTTGGAATGGATCCCTCGGCTGACATCCCAAGCTCTTCGCACGTTGCATCAAACTGCACGAAGTCCAAGGCAAGCGCTGTCGTTTCTAGGACCTCTTGTTTTAGGATCTCCGAATCAATCGCTAAGCGATCAACGTATGTGTAATTCTTGCCGCCGGAAGCGACTGTAAAGGGTTGTAAAATCATTTATGCCACAACGTGTGTCCGACGAGTGCGCCTAGGCCGAGTACAACCATAGGGTATTTGCGGAAATACGGTCGGAGCACCTCCGTGATTGTGTTCCCAGGAACAGCGTCCATTGCCAAATAGACGTTGGCGCTCGCCCACAGGATTGCGGTAATCCACAAAGCGATCAGAACCTGGCCCGGCATCATGGCACAATCCGATCGATGGCAACCAACAACTCAGACACAGTACCGGATTGCGCGGTCGTCTCGAGCCACACCCAAACATCCGCGGGAATTGTTGTGACGTCAGGGGTAAAGTTAGATCCCGTTGTGACTGATGTGACAGTACGGCCGGCGGTCAAGAGTTCCGTGCCCGCCGCGCTTCTATCGGCAGCATAGCGGACCGTAAAGGTTACTGATGGGGTCGACGATCCAACCAATACGGCGCTAATCGTCGCGATGGTAGTGGGGACATAGGTTCTAAACCAGCCGATATCCTCAGAGCTACTCGGGTTCTCCACTTGTATGGGGGGCGGACTGAACCCGTCGCGTTTTGCAAAACTCGAGAGTAGCATAGACTTCCTATGGGGTTGTCACACCTAACAGCAACTTGAATTCGTCCTTCACGACAGTGTGAAACTTTGCGGGTGCGGCGTCGGTCTCGGCTTCAACGTCATAGACATATTTCAACGGAGCGGCTAACGCGGTCGTGTCCGCACGGAGTATGAAGATATCCCAAATGTTAGCGCTAACGTGCGTTGCCTCTCCTGCAACATCTGAGTCCTTGAAGATCACCGTTGCTGCATCCGTGTCCTTGAGTTTGACACTCATTCGGATCCGCCACCCGGAAGTGTCGCCTACGGAGTCCCCATCTCCATCGACAATGGTGACCCGCATCGTTTTGTTGTCGCCTCGGAACATTTCAAACTTGTTTGACATTAGGCGCCCATCCTTAGCGAGATCATCAGGTTCGCCCCTGTGTCGCCTGTTCCCGCCATGAAAACTTGGCCATTCGTTTGTATCGCGACCCCGGCGTTAGCCGATTCCCATTCTACGGCTTTCCAACTAATCCCATCGAACGATATCAAAACATTAGGCTCTGCCGCCCCCCCGCCGACGGCAACAAAAGCTCCGGCCGCGGAGCTATAAATCACATCCGTGATCCCTACGGTCACCCCTGTCGGTGGGGTTCTAGCGGTCCAAGTGATTCCATCTTCCGAGGAAGAAACAAGATTGGCCGCCCCCCCAACGGCCACCCAACGATCTAGCTCGGGGGAATAATCAATCGCCAGTATGTTAATCGTGGATCGCAGCGTCCAAGTGATTGCGTCCGGTGAAGTCCACAGATCCGATCCGTCCGCGGTAACCCAAAGCGAATTAGCGAAACGCAACCCCTGTAGCGTCCCGGGGCCACCGGGAACCGTGCGCTGTGTCCAAGTTATGCCGTCTGCGCTGGTTTGGAGCTCGCCGCTAGCACCAACCGCCACCCATAGACCGGATTGATCATGGTCAACGTTCTGCCAAGTTCCGGCGTATGCGCCCGCAGCGGTTCTCGCGGTCCACGTGATTCCATCGGGACTGGTTTGGATCTCTCCTGTGGAACCGACAATACAAAACAAGCCGGAACCGTCATACCCTACCCCGAGCAAAGTGCCCGCAAAAGGGCCGTCGGAAGTTCTTTGCGTCCAAGTAAATCCCTGATCGTCTGAGGTTTGGATTTCACCGCTCGCCCCAACAAAGATCCAGCGCGCAATATCCGCGGCATAAGCAAAGCTATTACACGCCCCGGTATAGGCTCCGGCAGGGGATCCGATGGTCCAATTGGCCGGTTGCAAGCCGCCTGTGATTGCACGGAGCACGCTATACACTTGGGCGTTATTGGTTTTGTCTAAAACCTCTCCGGCGTTTTCGACAACAGTCGCTAACTCTTCCTGCACCGAATCAAACCAGTCATCCGTGGTTTTAGTCGCGGGAACAACCGGGGCAGCCGTCAGATCCCCTTCGGTGAAGCCGTGCTTGCCAACGCCGAATTTATCAACTGACTTTGTTTCACTGTCGATTCGATGCATTGATGTTTCCTATATCGCGTTGAATAGCGATCGCCAGACCTTCCCGCTAAGAGCGGGTGCTAACCAAACCTTGCCGTTTGTCGCGATGCCTTGAACATCGTTACCATTGTCCTCAGGAAGCACAGTAATGAATTGACTTCCATCAAGAGTCACGTGGAAAGCGGGCCTTGTGTCCTGAACAACGATCATCCCGCCACCAAACGCAGAGTGATCAATGGCTGTGACTCCAACAAGCGCGGTTTCTGCGGACCATGTTATAGCGTCCGGGCTACTGGCCACCGGACCAGCCGGCGCCACCACAACCCATTTCGTGGCCCCCTTTACGACAGTGCGGCCGGGAAAGGATGTTGATCGCTCCGTCCAAGTTATCCCGTCGGGGCTCGTTTGGATCGTGCTTCCGGTAATTCCAACCGCGACGAATAACCCGCCAGAGAAGTGTACGTCTTGAAATCCGCCGGCGTATGCGGAATCGGCTGTTCTAGCGGTCCATGTAATACCATCCGCACTAGTTTGGATCTCACCGGTCGTTCCGACCAAACAAAAAACACTACCATCCCATGCCGATCCGAAAAACGTTCCCGCATACGCTCCGGCGGCAGTTCTTGCGGTCCACGTGGTTCCGTCCGGGCTGCTTTGGATTAAACCGCCGGCGCCCGCGACCACCCACAAGCTTCCGCTCCACACAGCGGCCACCACGTCCGCCGCCGGGGCTCCGTCTAATGCTTCCTGGTTCCACGTAAAGCCACCATCCGTTGTGCGCTGAACATCGCCCGAAGCGCCTACCGCCAAGAATTCAAAGACATCTCCCGGAGCAACTGCTAGCACAGTGCCAACAAAGGTATCAACGGCGACTTCCGTCCAATTCGATACTTGAATGATTTGCCGACTATGATTGAACATCGCGGTGTCAAATTGCGTATTCGTGAACTTTGCTAGTGTTCCGGCGGCAATCATCTGCGGGGGCTGCTCAATAACTTCCGCTATCTCTTCCTGGACAGTATCTAGGAACTCTTCCGTAAGTTGTGTTGGCGCAATCCCTGAGACCTGACTAACTTCCGTGAAGCCGTCCTTTCCTGTGCCATGCTTATCGGTTACGGCTGTTGCGCTATCGATCCTATGCACGGTACACCGTCCGCTCCGCAGTCAAGATCGTGGCGTCGTCACCAAGGACCATCGTTTCCTGGCGTACATCGTCCGCGTTGAAAACGTGATTGAGGCCAATCGCTAAGCCCGATGTTTCCGCAGTCCAAGTTATGCCGTCAGGTGACGATAGAATCACCCCGGATTCTCCCGCGATCCAGAATAGCCCATCTGCAAATTTTGCTTTGTTCAATTGCGTTGAAACAGGCGAGGTGCGTACAGTCCAGGTGATCCCATCCGGCGAGGTTTGGATCTCGCCGGTTTCACCACAGATAACCCAAAGACTACCGCTGTGCGCTATGCCTCTAAACTCGCCTGCAAAACTTCCCGCAGACGATTGCGCAGTCCAAGTGATAGCGTCGGAACTCGTTTGTATTTCTGCAGCCGAACCCACAAACATCCACAAAGACGAACGGTCGTGGAGCACATCCCTAATGTTCCCTGCATAAGCACCGTCAGGAGTTCTAGACGTCCATGTAATGCCATCAGGCGAGGTTTCAAGCTCGGCCGACACACCTCCGGCCAGCCATAGACCGGACTGATCGTGGTCGACGCTTGTTAGATTTGCGACAGATGTTGATGTGCGTGCGGTCCAAGTTACCCCATCATCTGCGGATGACTGTATCTCCGGACCCGTCCCGACCGCCACAAGCAAGCCGGCGTCATCCGATTCGACCATGGTGAAAGATCCCGCATAGGCTCCGGCCTGTGTCTGCTTTGTCCAGTTATCTAAATCATCGGAAGTTTGTATCTCCCCATCGGACCCAACAATGCAGTATGTGGCGGCGTTCCAAGTGCCTCCGAAAAATCTTCCCGCGTAAGATGCGTCGGGAGTTCTCAGAAACCATGACGAGTACACAAACTCGAAGATCGGGAGAGTGTGTTGGGGAGCTATGGCTTGGATCTGGCACTCCGCAGACGATTCGTTAGCGCCGTGCACGATATTCACGATCCAAGCATACGCCCACTCCTCCTGTGTGATCGGGCAACCAACCGGGGAGCCGGGCACAAAGGGCGGGTTAGTAATGATTTCCCCGGTGATATTGTTACCCGTCAAAACGTCAAGGTAGAGTTGCGGGTTAGGATCACCAAACCCCAACCAACGCCCCGTAACAGCAGCACGCCGATCGACTAGCAGTGTCGGAGGGGTTAGATCACATGCGCCGGGTAGGTCGAAAACACGTTCCCAGTCGGGGAGTAGTTCGAACATAGTTTCTGGGAAAGCCTCGTCCTGCAGATCGTCGCCTCGCCGATCCGTGCGCATCAACACTTGGGATAGGGCGAGCAAGAGCGCATAGGCAACCGTATCAGTTTCACGTGGCCAAGCCGGGCCCGTGGGGAGTAGTTTCATGAACAGCGATACATGCGAATCATTGAACCACACGGGAGCAGCCGATTCGTCTATTTCGTTCGGATCATCCGCGTATACGTCAACCGTAGCCACTAGTCATCGTCCTTGATCCCGATCTTGAATTCCTGATCCAAGAACCGAGGCTGATCGGTGTTGAGGAAATTGAACGTCACGACGTTCCCCGATGCGTTGCGCGTAGGACCGAAATATTTCAGTGTTCCGGCGGATACCGCATCCCATAGGCCCACTCCGATTATCCCAGGGAGATCATCCGTAAGTGCAGCAAATGTAACAGCCCCCGAATTTGCGCGTTTACTAGCCCCGCCCTCCAGAAGGTTGACCCAGACGCCATGGCCGATCCGAGCGTAACCGCTTCCGGTTGCCTCTGTGCCCCCTGTCCCATCCCGGGCGGTTGGGAGTACAGTGAAAAACCCCAGGTAAAGTGTTGTCGCTGCCGGCAACACACCCTCAAGGGCATCGTTCGATCCTGATTCTGTTAGTCCGGACATGTTTATGTGTACGCCACAGTTCCAAGGAACTGCAAGACTCCAGTCGCGTTCACTACATCCGCGGCCGGCGTGTTGATGGTGAAATCTGTGATCCCGTTAGTGGTTCCGATCGCGGTTTGCAATTGAGAGAGAAGGGTGGTGCTTCCCGGTTTGTTTGTAGATCGCAACATTAGTGCCTCTAACTCCGCCTCAACCGCGGTGCGAACTGTGGCTGTGTCGGGTACGATCGTAAGGTTCGGATCCAAATCACTCCCCGTCGGGGCAATCGCAGTAACCACGGCTGTGATTGGGGCGAATGCAGTTAAATCCGTCTGGACCTCAGCGACCTTGCCGGCAAGGGGGATCGGATCCGCCAAAGCGTCCTGAACAAAATACACCCCCACAGTCCCAAGGCCGGTATGGTTTGCAAACTCAAACGCTCGAGTAACACCGGGAACCGCTAAGGCAACCTGCTCATAATCAGTAGGACCGCCCCCCTTGGGAGCGTTCGCAATGCGTAGGAGCATGCGAGGTTTCAACGATAGTTGGGTATCCTCCCGATCCGTTCCGTTGATCAATCCGTCTCCGGCAACGGTACCTTCAGAGTCGATCCCCGCTATCGGGGTGGCGATAGTGAGCTTGACGCCTACGGCTGCATTTCCGGCGAGACCCCCAACAGAGGCGGTCAACTGGGCCGTTGCAGTGCTTCCGGACATGGTAACCGCCGCATCCTGCGTAAATTCGGTGCCATCCTCCCTGACCCACACCGTGCCTAAGGGGCTGACCGTTGGATCGGTTCCTGTGATCGTAAAGGACCCTTTGGCGGCAACCGCGTCATTTTGACTCAGCGTGAAAATCTTCGCCCAACGTCGGGTATGATCATCATCCGCGGTATCGGGGATCATGTTGCGCGCGTTGTTTTTTTGATGCCCATGAACGCTGTGAGTAGCGCCACCCATAACTCGCGCGTACGTATCTTCGACGGAGCGCCTTAGGCGCGCGTCCGAGCCGTCAAGACTCGCCTCGATTTCGGCGCGGTTGCGCTGGATCAATTGCGCCAGGGTTGGCCGATCATAGGGCATTGGATCTTACCTCCCAAATTTCATCGTAGGTTCCCGTCCCGGGTTCAGGTCTTTCGATGACCACACGAACCCCTGCTAGTTGTGGTTTGATCCGCTCAACTGTGATCGTAAGAGTCTTAGCGGCCCCATCGTCAAGCAACCACTGCAACGCTTCCTCGGCGTATCTTTGAAACAGGTTCAGGGTTTCCTGTGTGGTCTTAGCTCGCTGGATCAACCAAAACCGTGAGCCGATCAAATCATCCGTAACTTCGGGGAACGCATCCCCCCACCATCCACGGAGATCCTTGCCTTGCTGCGGATCGTCTGCCGGATCCGCTTTGCGCTCCGTGAAAAGAGAGATGAGAATCGCAGCCTCTAGACCATCATCCTTCACAAGGTTGCCCGACAAAGGGCGATCCAGATCGGAGCGAGATAGCTTGTTGTTATGCACCAAGCGGATCATTTGGCTTTGACCTCCGTTGCTGCACTAGAAGTCACCGGGTCAGTCAGCGCCGCAGCGATACTCGCCTGTAATGCCGCTCCGCCATCTGTGGCCACGGGTACGCCGCCCTTGATTGCGTCTACGATGTCTTGTCTGCCGGCGTCGCATGGGGTCGACAGTGACACAAACACAGTAGGGGTATCGCCCAAATCGACTCCGGTGGAGCTTACCTTGACGTTGACCTGTCCGGCGTTGTCTCTGATCTCTACGCCGGCGCTCGTTAGTAAAACTTTGATCCCGTTGTTGTCGTATAGGCAAGCTTGGTTTACCAACAAGTTCTTGGGCCGAGTCGCTCTATCGTCAGTCGCTACGACAACGTAATGAGCTTGGTCGCCTCCCACTGCTAAGCAAATCGCTTCGGTATTCAGGGGGGGGCTAGAGGAAAATCCCCAGTTTTGAAACCGCTCCACTCTATCGTGAACGCGATCAGCCAGGCTTTCAACCTGAACACTTTGGAGCTTCAACGAATCGTCAACTAGAGTGATCACGCCCCGACAGATCATGCTTACCACCCGCCTTTTCAACGGGGCGAGCATTCTAGCAACCAACTTTTGTGTGGGCGTCGCCATTATATCCACTCGTTATCGGGCTTTTTGGGCGGCAGCGGTTCGACGTCAAACGCCTCTTTGTTCGTTAGCTCAAGTCTAGTGATCGTTCCTTGTTCGTTACTCCTAAGCAATTGCGCAGTCGTAATCAGCAATGTTTCATCGACGCGCAGAAAAGAGTCCTTGACCCTGACCAACTTATTCGCATCCCAGACGCCTTGATCGTTTGTCCAGTCTTGGACGGTATAGGTCAGTCTACGGCTACGGCCGGCCCTTACGTTGCGTTCCCAATCGGCTCGTTTCTGTAACTCGGCCCCGGTCTCTTGTCCCTCTGCCATGAGGATCAACGGGCGCTCTCTGGCGACGTCAGAGTCAACCGATACGCGTGAGATGCCCGAAGCATCCTTGCCAAAGAACTCGTCCGTACCCCGTACCTGTGTTTTGACGATATAGCGGCTGTGTCGGTCCCTGAAGTCCCCGCGTCGAGATCCCGATAGGATGTTCACACCGCGCTCCAAAACCGTTGTAAGCGTCGTTCTACTGGCCCGAGTGAACAACAGATTCCCGTCGGGATCCGTTGCCTGCAGCACGCCCTTCATCCGAGCAGCGCGGTCAAGGCATTCAAAGATTGTCTCTGAGTCTTGGATCGCGAACTCTTTGAACTTACCCCCTAAATTCGTTTCCGATGATGCGGTGATATCGTAGTCGGTGAGTAGGTCTCGGGCGATAGCTAGTAGGCCCGTGTTCTGCCATTGCCCAGTGCGGTAGATGGCCGCAGAATCAACTAGGTCCCCTGTCTTGCTCCGACCTTCGACCGACATTGTGTGATTGTCATCAGAATAGTCGATTTGGTTGTTCTCTACGAAGCCGTTCAAGATGGTTTCGCCGTCTACTTCGATCGCAACGGCCTGACCCTCTAGGATCGGGATGGGCTCTTCCTGCTGAGACCATGATTCCGAGAACCCTACACGAAACGTCTGTGCGAATTGCTCGATGCTTCGCGTCAGTTGGACAGTCTTCCAACCGCCATACGCTGCGCCCTCTATCTTGAGAGTTATATCCGTCATTCGCTCAATACCTCGAGCGGAGCGCCGCCGGGAATAAATCCGGGGTGCTTGATTCGATTGCGTTCTATAATGTCATCTTCACGAGTGATGTCCCCGTAGAGCAAGTAGGCCGTCAGAAGGGCCGGTTGTGTTTCGGGAGGGGTATGCTCGCGAATGAAAGGCAGGTCTTCGGCGGCTGACTTGAGGTGTGCCGAGATTTTGGCTTTCAGGTTGATAAGCTTGCCATATAGTTGATCATCAACGTCGCCGACTAGCACATCGATTGCTGCCACAATCTCATCCCGAATGCTCAGAGCTTGATCGCGACTTTCAAATTCCATAACCGAAAGCGCCCGGGCCGCTTCAATGGTGCTGATCGTACGCGCTAAGAGATTGGTGGCTGTCTGATTCGCTTCCTCAATTACCTCTTGTGAGGTGGTGCCTGTGATCGTCGAGTCTTCGCCTGTGATGGACTGCACGCGAAACGCAGACATCAACGCCTCTACCCGAGCTCGTTTTGAGATCTGGCCCACGTCGACAGGTGCGCTCTCACGCCCCCCGGAGCTAATCAGGCCCGCGATGTCCGATCCGATCTGGCTAACCGATTCGTAAACGGAGCGCTGTAGATCGTTGAACGTCGATGCGAGCAGGCCGGGCAGGGCTACGAGATCCGATATGCCATCGGCGAAAGCGTCGATCGCGTCTCCGATTGCATCGATCGTATTCATGACGGCGGCGATCTGCCCCTGGATCGCGTTCATCGTGCTAGTGACTGCGTTCACTGCATTGATCGCCTGTTGAACGATTGCGCCGATAGCTCCTACGATCGAGAAATCATCCTCAAACTCTTCCTCAAGAGCTACAACCGCCTCATCTGCGGCCACCGTGACCTCACCTGCCGTATCGACCTCAACCACGATCGCAAACTCTGCGGATTGAACCGCAGTGAACGCAACGCGCATCATCGCGCCCTCATCGGTGGTTTCTGTGATCTCTACCTTGCCTTCGATCGTTACGGTCATATC